TTTGACAGTGTTTTGACAGTGTTCGAGTTTAACTTTGCGATAAGGTACTGAATTTGTTACAATGGCTTTATGACGTATAAAACCGTATTAGACAAAACCACTGGCGAGCTGAAAAAGGTTCGAGATGGCGAAACATTGCCGCAATCCCCTGCAAAGGCACCACCGCCAATCGATATTACAGACAAGGCTGCATTGCGTGAGCTGGCAATGAAAGAGCTTGTGGCTATCATTCAGGCAAATGCTAGTGATATAAAGGCCGTGACTGCAATCAAAGAGCTATTAGACAGGATTGACGGCAGGCCTCACCAGTCAATTGATATGAACGCACAAGTTAAGCTGCGTTATGAGCCGTTAGTTATACGACTAGCTAACCCAGAACCACTAGTAATAGATAACGAAACACAAGAGCCATAAACACAAGATATGGTAGTATTGGATTATAAGGATAATTTGCCACTATTTCTTCCATAATAAACGATATACGATAATTATACAGTAAGGTATTGATATGCTTCAAATTTTCCTCTTGATGACGATAGTGCTGCTGGCTGTACAGGTTCCAGACTTGGTATGGTTAGCAGTGTGTAGCGTATGGCTGCTAGCTATGGCGCTGTAATGTATAGGCATTATGGTAGGGGCGCTGAAACGGAGGGGGGGGTATGACGGGGGTGTTGAGTCTGGTATATACCCCCTCTCCCAATTTTTTACAAAAAACCGATTTTCTGCTAACTAACTGATAAATATGGAAATTCTCTTAAACCCGCGTCAAATGGAGGTGTTGTCTAGCAAGGCGACCGAGATCCTGTATGGCGGAGCTGCTGGTGGTGGAAAATCGTATTTAATCAGGTCGTTAGCCATAGCGTTGTGTTATGACATTGCTGGCTTGCAGGTGTATTTGTTCCGTAGGACGTTCCCTGACTTGATGAGCAACCACATGAACGGGTACATGAGTTTTCCTGAAATGCTTGGCCCTATGATTGAGAAGGGGCAGGTTAAGATCCGTGAGGCCGAGATTATCTTTAGCAATGGTAGCAAGATCCATTTGTGTCATTGCCAGCACGAGAAGGACGTAACCAAGTATCTAGGTGCGGAAATTCATGTGTTGCTGATGGATGAGCTTACTTCGTTTAGCGAGTATATCTATCGGTTTTTGCGTAACCGTTTGCGCCTTGGCGGGTTGCCTGTGCCGGATGCGTGGAAGTCAAAAGTTCCATTAATTGTGGCTGGGAGTAACCCCGGAGGTATTGGTCATGCGTGGGTAAAGCGGAGTTTTCTTGATAGTGCGGCGGCGTATGATGTGGTTCCCCAATCTGCTTCAGAGGGCGGGATGATGCGGCAATTTATCCCTGCGCGGTTGACGGATAACCCTACGTTGTTGAAGAATGACCCCGGCTATGCAGATAGGTTATGCGGTTTGGGTAGCGATGACTTGGTGAGGGCGATGCGCGATGGAGATTGGAACATCGTAGCGGGGGCTGCGTTTGAGCAGTTAAACAGGGATAAACATTGTATCAGGCCGTTTGAGATTCCGCATTGGTGGACGCGGTTTACAAGTTTAGACTGGGGTTCAAGTAAGCCGTATGCGATGGGGTGGTTTGCGGTGGCTGATGACGCGGTACACCTAGCTAAGACTGAGCGTTGGCCTGCGGTGAATATCGGTAAGGGTAGTATCATCATGTACCGTGAACTGTATGGCTGGAATGGTAAACCGGATGAGGGTGCGCGTGAGGAGTCGTGGGAGGTTGCCAAGAAAGTTGCGGCTATGGAGGGGGGTGATGAAAAGATAGCGTACCGTATCGGGGATTCGGCAATGTGGGCAAAGCATGATGGGCCTAGTATTGCCGAGAGGTTTATGGATGCACTTGTTCGTGAGGGTACAGATACGCCGAGCATGGAACAGTCACGCAAAGACAGGGCGGCTAACTATCTTGAGATTCGCAATCGATTTTCTAATTCGGATGGCGAGAAGGCAGGGTTTTATATTTTTGATACCTGCACGCATTTCTGGCGCACCATGCCAGACTTGCAGCTAGATGAACGCCAACCGGAGAAGGGATGGGATACATCGCAAGAAGACCATATAGCCGATATGGTAGGGTATGCGCTGGTGTCGCGGCCTACGATTATGGATAAACGCACCTATAACCGTCAGCAATATGATGATGCGCAGGACAAGGCTAGGGCTGCTCATTTGGGGTCTGCTAACGTGGGCAGATACTAGATGTAGTAAATAATGCTTGACTCATACCAGATTTATTGTTTTTATGTAAAGGAACGATAAGTGGAGTTGAGATGAGCAGGTACTTAGAGCTTTTAGAGCTAATAGACAAATACAAGCCGCAATCTCTTGTCGAGATCGGCGTGTGGAATGGCGCCAATGCTATCCGCATGATTAATAGGGCAAAGCAGCATCATGCAGATGTAACCTATACAGGTTATGATCTGTTTGAAGAAGCCAGCGCCGATACAGACTCCAAAGAGTTTAACGTTAAATCCCATAACCATATGAATGCAGTCGCGGCTTATATCCGTTCTGAAACGGGTGTGACTCCTGTACTTGTTAAGGGTGATACTAATGTAACGTTGCCGACTAAGACTATTGCCGACTTTGTGTTTCTGGATGGTGGGCATAGCATTGAAACTATTACCAATGATTACAGCAAGGTGGGCTTGAGCAAAGTTGTTGTGCTGGATGATTACTACACCAATGGCCCAAATACAGAAAAATACGGATGTAACAAGGTAGTCGCCAATCTTAAAAACATAACCATCATGCCCACCAAAGATCCTGTTAAGGGCGGTGGGTTTACTCAGCTAGTGGTGGTGGCATGATTATATCAATCCTTGCAGTTTTTCTTGGTTTGTTTATTGGGTTGCCTTGCGGGATATGGATTAAAGGCGTAGTAACTAAAATTTTATCTGATGGTTATTTTAATTTTTCTCCTGAAGAACGCAAAAAATTAATACAAGAACGTAAAGCAAACGTTTTATCAAATGTTTTGTTAATAAAAGCAATAGCTAGTGGCGGTGTGTTTTTTGTTGGGTTTAAACTTTATCATATGTTGGTTCAGCAATGAAAACCATCTGCGTGTCTGGCGGTTTTGATCCTATCCACATTGGCCATGTACGCATGATAGAAAAAGCAGCCGACCTTGGCAACGTGGTTGTAATCCTTAACACCGATGAATGGCTTTTGCGTAAGAAAGGGTTCTTCGTAATGCCGTGGGAGCAGCGTAGGGAAATATTGCTGGCATTGCGCAGCGTGCATAATGTTATTATTGCGCGTGACGATGACGATACCGTATGCGAAACGCTCAAGTACCTAAAGCCGGATTACTTTGCTAATGGCGGCGATAGAACTACTAAGAATACACCAGAAAAGAAACTTTGTAAAGAATTAGGCATCACAATGCTTTGGGGTATGGGCGGCAAAAAGATTGCAAGCAGTAGTGAATTGGTTAAGAGGGCAAATGGCAAGATTTAAAAAACGCGCATGGGGCTGGTATCTAGTTCTGCTTAATTTTCGGCAGTTCAAGGTAAAGCTGCTGCGTTTTAAACTTGGCGGTCAGTTATCAGTTCAATACCACAATCATAGAAGCGAGTTATGGCTATTCCTAACTGGAGTGCATAAGGGTAACTTTTGGCTGATTAACAAGGGCGAGGTGCATACCTATTACGCTAATGGAGAGCGCCCGTTGGTGCTAGAAATCCAGTACGGCGAAAAGTGTAATGAATCTGACATTGTGAGGATTCCATGATCGGCTGGTACACGGATAACGCTCTATCGCTTCAAGTGCTATCTGCTATACCCGACATTGAGCTAATGCACATAAAAGACTTTGCTCCTATGCAAGATGTTCATGTTTTTTATGGTATCCACCGTGGCGCATCGCGTGCGATTCATCTGCTTAAATATTTTGGCATAGATTATTACTATATCGACAACGGCTATTTTGACGCTTTGTACGTCAATAGAAGCGGATTTAAGGGCATGGGAGGTAAATTCCGTGTTGTGAAGAATGATATGATTGAGCCTTGTGGATTTGAGGGTAGTTATAATTTTGATGTAAAGCGTACCATTATTATCCCTCCTACAGAATATACAGCAATGCACAATCTCACAACCCCTGAGGATTGGGGCAGGCTTGTTGGCCAACCTTTGGTAGATCATGGCGTTGAAATTCGCGTCAGAAAAAAAGATACCGAGATACCGCTTGAAGATGAATTGGCATGGTGTGACAGCGTCATATCATTTAATTCAATGGTTATTATGCGTGCAATTGAAGCAGGAAAAGTTGTATGCGATACGCATGGCGTGCTACGCAATGATTATTTTTCGACATATAACATTGAAGATATGAAAGCGTATTATGAGAAACGGCAGTTTACTATAGCGCAGCTTCGTGAGGGGGAATGGATATGAAATTAAAGGAAAGATTTGAGCGTAAATTTATCATTTCGGAAAGCGGGTGCTGGGAATGGACTGGCTCATTAAGCAGGCTTGGCTATGGCAATATACAGGTTAACAAGAAGAATATGAAAGCACACCGTGTAGCTTGGATGCTTTATAATGGGATATACCTAAAGCAGAAAATAATGATTTTCATGGAACGTGTGTTTTGCATAAATGTGATAATCGCAAATGCGTAAACCCAAAGCATTTATTTCTTGGTACTCATAAAGATAATATGAGTGATATGGTGAAAAAGGGTAGATACCCAAATAGGAACGGCAGCAATAACGGCAAATCAAAGCTAAATGCTGATTCAGTTAGGCGTATTAGGGAAACAGCAAATCAATTAACAAGGGCAGAGGCTGCTAAGATTTTTAATGTGTGCCCAACAACAATAAGCGCCGTTTTAAACAAAGTGGTGTGGGGGCACGTAGTATGACATACACGGTTTATATCGGATGGGATTCTAGGGAGAAAATTTGTTATGACATTTGCCGAAAATCCATTGAACACAATACGCACTCAAAAGCAGAGATTATCCCATTATGCCACAAACAGCTTCGCAGGCAAGGATGGTTTACCCGCCCTTGGTTGACAAACGCCTATGATGGTAACTGGACGGATCTTGTTGATGGCAGGCCATTTAGCACCGAGTTTTCGCATACTAGATTCCTTATCCCTTCGTTGATGGGCTATAAGGGGTGGGCGCTGTTTATGGATTGCGACATGGTATGGGATGACAATATCAAAGACCTGTTTGCGCTCTGTGATGACAAATACGCCATAATGTGCGTAAAACATAACCATAAGCCACCAATGGGCGATAAAATGGATGGTGTGCCGCAGACAAACTATTACCGCAAGAACTGGTCTAGCTTTATGCTTATCAATTGTGGGCATCCAGCTAACAAAGATATTACGCCTGAGATGGTATCAACGCGCCCCGGTAGCTGGCTGCATAGTTTTGCGTGGCTGCAAGACTTCCAGATTGGCGCATTGCCTACTACCTACAACTGGATTCAAGGCATATCACCAAGCAACGTCAAGCCAAAGGTTGTGCATTATACTGAGGGCGGGCCATGGTTTGACAATTACAAGGACGTTATGCACGCCGATACATGGTGGAAGTATTACAAACGCTGGCTTGAAGATGGTAACTATGAGCCTATTAAAGAAACGATTGATGTAGATTATGGGGTTTGGTTATGAAAACCGCAATTGTAACAGGCGTGTGTGGTCAGGACGGTGCGTACTTAGCAAAGCACCTACTATCCCAAGGCTATAACGTTATTGGCTGGGCAAGACGCAATGCCTCACTTGCGGGGCTAAAATATCTTGGCGTTGAGTATCTTGTAAAGGTTGTTGATATTGATATTTGTGATCCGCACCACGTTGCAGACGAGATATATAAAACGCAGCCACAGGAATTATATAACCTTGCTGCACAATCGCATGTAGGGCTGTCGTTCAACAATGCAATGCAAACGTGTCAGGTAAACTACGGCGGCTACCTGAACATACTGCTTGCTGCTCGTAAGTTTGTACCAGCGTGCAAAATATATCAAGCCGGAACAAGCGAGATGTTTGGTTATTCAGCGGAAGGAATATGCAATGAACAAACTCCGTTTTCCCCTATGTCCCCGTATGCAATTTCGAAAGTCGCCGCGCATTGGGCAGGGGTCAATGCTCGATATGAAGCAGAACAATTTGTATGCAACGGTATTTTGTTCAATCACGAAAGTCCACTTAGGGGCAACGATTTTGTAACAAAGAAGATAACCAACTTTGTAAAGAATTTTAGCGGTACAGAATGTTTAAAACTAGGCAATCTGGATGCCTCGCGTGATTGGGGCCATGCGCAGGACTATGTGATTGCCATGCACAAAATGCTGCAAGCACCTATGCCAGATGATTATGTTATTGCAACAGGTCACTCAACAACGGTTCGTAACTTTGTGCGTATGGCGTTTGAGGTTATTGGCAAAGGCATCATGTTTGAAGGCGAAGGCGTTAATGAATGTGGGTACGTCAACGGCGTGAAAGTAGTTGAAGTATCGCCAGAGTTCTACCGCCCTAATGATCTGAAATACTTAAGAGGTAGCGCTAAAAAAGCGCAGCAACGCCTTGATTGGACACCAACAATTACGATTGAACAGCTTGTAGGAGAAATGGTTACATCATGAAAACAGCAGTTTGCACAACTTTTCCGTTAGATTATTACAATGTCTGCGCACGCGAAATGATTGTCACATTTGATAAGCATTGGCCTAAAGATGTGGATTTATTCATTGCATTGGACAAGGTAAGCAAAGAAGAATTGGCATTTTTACATCAGGATATTGGTGATATTCTCAAATCTGGGCGCGAGTTCTTTATATCAAATCAATGGACGGATGAAAAAGAGGCGTTTTATAAGCGCAATCAGGACTCACCTGATGTTAGCTACCGTTTCCATGTATGCAAGTTTGCGCACAAGGTATTTGCGCTAAAGGGCGTTGCTGACCATTGCCGCCAATTAGATTATACGGACATTATTTGGTTGGATGCTGATGTTATTACGAAGGCTGATTATGTGCCGGAAGATATGGGGGCAAATGTTACAAAATTAGAAATATATGACGCCGCAACATTACAACGCATTGACGCTCCACATAGCGAATGCTCATTTATTCAATTTAGCCTTGAAGGTAAGGGCGGAGAAATTATTGACAAAATGCACAATTGCTATGTCACTGATGAAGTGCTTATGCTTGCTGGCTGGACAGATTGCGATGTGTTCGACCATGTAGCAAAAAATTATTGCGTTTTGAATTTGTCAGAAGGCATAAAGGGATGGCATGTGTTCCCAGAATCAAAACTAGGCAAATACATGGAGCACCGCAAAGGGAACCGAAAGCATGTGGCTAAAACACAAAATATCATGCAGCCAAACGAAATACAGCGCCCTATTGTAGCGGATACCATGACTATTAAAACCATGAACTGCATTCCGCATGAACAGATCATTGCAAATATTAAAGAAAACCTTAAACAAATTAAAAAATGGGTAGAATACGTTAAACCGCACGATGAAACCGTGGTTATTTGCAGCGCGGGCGAAAGCTTGTCCTATTGTGATGTTAAGAAATGGGCGGATAAAGGTACAAAGATTGTTACGGTAAAACATGCCATTGATCGCTTGAAAGCATGGGGAATTAAGCCTTGGGCGTGTGTATTGCTAGACCCAAGACAGCATGTTGAGAAATTTATTAACACACCAGACAAGGATGTTATCTATTTTGTTGCTTCTATGGTTGATCCGTCTGTTGTTAAGACGTTGTTAGATAACAATTGTATTGTTATTGGCTATCACGCAATGGTTGGCGCAGGCGAAGAAAAAATACTAGACAAAGGCACTATGCTTGTTTCTGGCGGCAGCGCTACAGCCACTCGCTGCCTTGGCGTTCTGCATGAGTGCCTTGGGTTTAGCGACATCCATTGTTATGGTTACGACCTTTGCTACTTCACCAAGCCTGACATGAATAAGCGCGATGATGCTGGAAATCTCAAGTATATGGAAATTACTTTGGCTGCGAAAACATGGGGCGGAAAGCTACAGCAGCGCACGTTTTGGACAGAAGGGCAGTTCTTGGCACAGGCGAAAGAACTGCATGATTTGTATAAAACCGAACAAGGGTTTAATATGGTACTTCATGGGAACGGTATTCCATCGTGGCAAAGAGCTTGCTTTGAGCAGTATAAGGCATGGGTAGATCAGTTTAATTCTAAAATAGACCAAATCAAACAAAACAGCGTAACGCTACAAGAGTGGGAAAATGGAATTAGAGCAAAATGAGTCATATCCTGAAATTGAACAAATGGATGCTGAAGAAGCGCCACCACCGCTAGAACCAAAAGCTCCAGAAGATGTAAACCTTGCCGAAGAACTTTCGCAAGATGCTGAAGGAGCTAAGGAATTAACAAAGATTGCCAATGAGTGCGTCAAAGCATTTGAAGATGACCTTGAATCTCGTAGCGATTGGGAGGAAATGCACACCACCTACCGCGAGATTTACTACCAGCGCGATATGCCGGAAACCCCGCCTTGGACGGGTTCTAGCGAAGAAAGCCTGCCAATTCTTTCTGAAGCTGTAGGCCAGTTCCAAAGCCGTTCTTATAAAGCGTTTTTCCCAAATCGTTATTTTATTGATTGCATCCCTGTAGGAAAAAGTTCCACAAATGCTCGCGAACGTGCCGAACGCATCTCCCGCCATATGTCCTATCAACTTGGTGTGCTTGACCGGACGTATAAAGCAAATAAAAACCAGATGTTTATGGCCGCAGCCCTTGATGGCAGTGATTTTACCAAAACTTATTGGTCGCCTGTACGCAGACAAGTGGTTATTGAGCGTGTGCGTGCGGAAGATTTGGTCGTTCCTTACGGCGTTGGGCCACGCCGTTTAGAAGAAATTGAACGTAAAACGCAAATTAAATGGTGCAGCGTCAACGAAACACGCATTTTAAAAGCCGCTGGATGGTATATTGACGAAGGTACGCCATATACGCAGCTTGGCGACCAAACATCAATGCAGCAAGCCGCAGATGAGGCTGAAGGGGTACAAAAAAGCAGTACTTACGACCAATCAGCAGGTCAATGCTGCATCCTTGAACAGCATACCTTGCTGGATTTAGATGATGATGGCATTGCAGAACCTTATATTGTGTGGATTGACCGTCAAAGCAAGAAAATCCTGCGCATCCAGATTCGCTATGAAGTAGATAAAACAGGTTTACCGCTGAATAATAAAGAACCTGTTGAATATTTTACGCATTATCAGTTTTTACCTAACCCAAATGGGTTTTATGGCCTTGGTTTTGGCTTCTTGCTGGCAAAAATTAACCTTGCTGTTAATAAACTTTCCCGCATGTTTATTGATGCCAACGAGCTTTCGGTTGTTGGAAATCTTACTTACCTGATTAGCGACCAGCTTGGGTTACCGGGTGATAGTTTTGAAATGTCGCTTGGCAAAGGCATCAAAATCCCGCGCTCTGTGCAAGATATTAACGCGCACTTTAAGCAATTAAACTTTGCACCGCCTAGCCAGCAGACAATGCAGATGATTGAGCAGTTGCGTACTGCTGCCTCCCGACTTAGTTCGGCAACTGACATTCTTTCTGGGCAGCCTGACAAGGTTTATCAGCCTGAAGCCATGCTTGCCATGATTGAACAGGGTTTGCAGCTTTTTAGCTCTGTTCAGGAGTTTTTGGGCGTTGCAATGGAAGATGAATTGCAAAAAGTCTACCGCCTAAATGCAAAATACCTGCAAGAAGATGCTAACTTTGTGTTTGGCGATGACCAAATTACAGTGACACGCGAAGATTACAAAGACGACTTCCGCGTTATGCCAATTTTTGATCCTAAGTATTCTACCCGTTCGCAGAAGCTTGCAAAAGCTAAAGCCGAGTATGAATTTGCTATTGGCAATCCACTAATGCAGCAAGATCAAGAATCTATCTATCTTGTTTCTAAAAACGTGCTTGAATCGTTGGATGCAGAGGATATTGACGCAAAACTTAAAAAACCCGCGCCTCCTCCTGCACCAGCACGCATTGATGACCAGAATCTTGAGAACGCATACTTCCTCATGCCGCCTGATAAAAGGCCATTGTTTGATGTATACCCAGATCAAGACCATTTACAGCACATTAGGAAAGTTGATGAGTTTATTGCGTTTATTGACGCCTCATCACCGCTTGAAGTGCCTAATTTACCAGGTGGCGACCCCGGTATTTCACAGTTAATTGCCACATTAAGCGGCGAACAAAAGAAAGAACTTGTTGCCAATCTGCTGCGTCATAGGTCGCTGCATATGGCGTTTATGTATGGTCAACTTAATGGGGTTATGGATGAGCAAGGACAACCAATCACACCTAACAACGGTGGAGCAGGATCTGCTGGAGGGGTGGCAACGACACCGAGTGACAACCCTGATTTGGCGCAAATTATGTCAGGATTACAATCCCTACTCGGCGCTTCTAGTATGCAAGCCGGAGGAACTGGGCAGGTATCAGGGGCAGGCGGAAATGATGGAAGTGCTTAAAACTTATTTTCAACCAAAGGAGTAGTTATGGCTAAAAAGAAACCTTTTGAAAAATCCGCAGCAGATAAAAAATCTGATAAAAAGGGCGGCTACAAAGAAAATTCTAAAAAAGATAAAGCAGTAGATAAAAAGATGATGAAAAAAGGTAAATAGTGACTACTAAAGTTAGCTATAAGTTTGTCACAATAGACGAGCTTGAAGCTTGCGCTAATATCCATGATTTACTGCATGAATACGCAGAAGAATCAGCAGTAAAAGGTTTGCCTTCCCCCAATGCCAAATCAGAATTGTACAAAGGACTGGAAAGCACTGGCGCATTACAGGCGATTGGTGCGTTTATTGATAACGAACTAATTGGCTTTATACTCATTCTATCTCCTGTAATGGCGCATTACAGTGCGCTTGTTTGTGTGGTTGAAAGCTTTTTTGTTACAAAAAATAAAAGAAATACTGGTGCAGGCATAAAATTGTTGCACTATGCTGAGGATTTTGCAAAAAGCAAAGGCTCCCCCGGATTGTTAGTAAGCGCACCTGTAAACGGCGTGCTATGCAACGTTTTGCCGCATATCGGCTATACAGAATCTAATAGGGTGTTTTTCAAAAGGCTTAAAGATGAGTAATTTGCCCACCATACCAAAGATGGATAATGCTAGTATTGACGCGGTAAGACGGTTTGAAAGCCTTGCTCTGCAACAGGAGCAAGCCGAGATTACAACACAACATTTAATACACGCTGGAATGTATGCTCGGACTATATTGGTCAAGAAAGACACAATAATTACAGGTGCGCTTATTAAAATTGCAACAATATTAATAATTAACGGCAATGTTGTTGTAACCATTGGAAACGAAGCAATAGAGCTAATTGGGTATCATGTTTTGCCAGCCAGCGCATACCGAAAACAAGCCTTTTTGACAAAAGAGGATACTTATATGACAATGGTATTTGCGACATCAGCAAATAGTGTTGAAGAAGCAGAGAGTAAATTTACCGATGAGGTAGATTTGCTAATTTCAAGAAAAAGCGATTCAAGCAATAAAATAGTGATTACAGGGGAATAATATGACAGGGGCTACTAGCGCATTAACTACTGCTGCTGCTGTTATGTCAACTGTTAAGGCTGCGCAAGGTTTCCTAGATAAGCCAAAAGCCCCTAAGGTCGCCTCAATTGCACCTGCACAAGCTCCTGCATTTAATCCAGTTAAGCCCATGGCTTTAGCACGTCCAGAAGGTCTTGGTGAATATGCGAATTTTGACCAGAATCAGGAACGCTCTGCATTAGCTACTAAAGGTATAAATCAGGGTTTAGGCAAAGACGAAAGCGCTTATTACAAGAATTTGGTTCAGAGAAGTTTGATTGGTGATGATAACAAACCAGCGGCAGATACGAACAGCTTACTTCCTGTGGAGAGCCAGTATTTCTCTCAGCAGGGCATGAATACGTCTGGAATTATGGATTTTCTTAAACAACTACAGGGAACGCAATGATAAGTTTTACACCGATATTTGATAGAGTTTTGATTAAGAGGCACGATTCGGCATTACAGAAAAAGACAGGAAAAGCGGGTTTAATATTACCTGAAACAGTTAGTGATAAATATAAGTCATCTATAGGTACGCTCGTCCAATGTGGTGCTGATTGCCATGACGATGTGCAGAATCTTCTTGGAAAGTCTGTTTTGTTTGCCCGTTATTCGGGTGACGAAATCAAACTAAATGACGAAGAATTTTTGCTTGCAACAGACCGTGATATTTTTGGAGGGATAGATGACTCAGAATCAAGAGAATAATACTGAAATTGAAGCTGTAGAGGTTGAGGCTCAGGATGCTACTGAAGCCGTAACAGAACAGCAAGAAGAAGGGCAAGAGCAGGTAGCACCTACTCAGCAAGATGATTTTGACCCTAAAGAACGGGTTGATATTACCGACCCTAAAGTACAGCGCAAATTTAACGACATTTACAAACAAATGAAAATGTCTGATGCGCGTAACAAAATGCTTACCGATATAGTCGAAAAGCTTGATAAACAAAATAAAGAGCTTGCTTCTCGATTTGAGCAAACAGACCACGCTGAAGCAGAGCGCATACTTACATCACGATTAAAAGAAGCGCGTGAGTCTGGGGATGAGGATCGCGCTGACAAAATCTTGCAGGAGATTATTGATTTCCGCGTTGACAGCAAACTTAAAAAAGTTGAGCCAAAAGCTCCTGTTGTTCAACAGCCAGTTATTGATGATGCTGATGTGCAAACCGTTATTTCTCTTGCTGAAGAAACCGATGTAAGGGGCAATTTACTGCGTCCATGGATTTCTGATAAACACCCTGCGCACAAAAATGCCATGAAACTAGCAGGCGCGTTAGCTATAGAGGTCAATGCGGAATTTGGTTATGTAGATGTTGGGGAGGTAATGAAACGTATGGATGATGCAATGAAGCCAAAAGCGACACCGCAAGGAAATAGTCGCGCACCAGACCCAATGAGGGGCAATTTGACAAACAATCCAGCCAAAGGTAAGCTAAAACTAAGTTCTCAGGAATTAGCTATTGCTCAAAAGCTCGGAGTTAAACCAGAGGATTACTTGAAATGGAAACGATAGTTAAGCGCGGACGCCCCGCTAATGGCGCACAAGATGAAAAGCAAGCGGAGCCTAAAAAGGGTACAAAGCCGGGATGGAAACCATCTTCTGTGCTTCCGCAATTGAAAGCTAGATCAGGATTTACCGCCAGATGGGTAAGAAACGAATCCGGTAACATTTCTAAGAAACTGGCTGAGGGCTGGATTCTTATGAAGCCATCGGATAACGTGGGCATCCCTATTAAGGCATATGATACGCCTGATGCCAATACTTTGGCGAGTGAGATTCGATATAGAGATGCAATTGCGATGATGATAGCAAATGAAGATAAGGAAGCCCGTACAGAATATATTAAGTCTGAAAACAAAGCGGCCACCCAGCAGATTTTGCGGCAAACCGATGAAGAATTCAGGCGCGCTGGTGTTCAGACATACGCTGCAAAAGGCCAATCTGGACGAATTGTAATCGAATAATAAGGAGTGACAAATGTCGCAATATACACAACGAGGCTTTGTTGCTTGCCGTAAGCTAGGCGGTGGGCAGGCAATCCAGAAAACCTTTGCTGTTTCTGCAACGACCAATGACGCTTATTTCCTTGGTGACGCAGTAACGCTTGGAACCTCTGGCAAAGTAAAACTGCTTAAAAACGCTACTACTGCTGCACCACTCGGCGTAATTACTTCGCTGATGGGTTCTAGCGGTGGCAAACCAATTCCTTTGCGTTTTTCTCAGCCTACAAACGGCCCTTACCTGACTTCCGGCACTGCTGGGTTTGCAATGGTAAACGTTGACCTCAATCAGACTTATGTAGCTCAGATTGATGCAAACGTAACCGAAACATCCTTTGGTTCTGGCGCTAAGGTTTCTGCTGGTGCTGGTAATACCGCAAACGGTCTTTCCGGTCAGAGCATTTCTGGTACGCTTACTACTTCTGCTGATGCGCAATTCCAGATTATTGGTTTTGCACCTCTTGAGTTGCTTGGTACTCGCACTTCGAGTGCATCTATATCGCTCATTGAAGTTAAACTATTGCGCAGCACGTTTGCTGGCAACCCAATCTAAGGAGCTAATTATATGCAAGGTTTTGTTCATACTACAGGGTTTGCTCCTGAGTTACTCTATCCGGGGCTTGCTGCAATCTGGGGTTTAAGTTACGAAAATTACGAAAAAATGTATCCGAAATTCATGGAAATGAAAAAATCGGATAAACGCTTTGAGAAAGAACAGGGCATGTCTGGTTTTGCTCTTGCATCTGTTAAGGATGAAGGCGATTCGGTTGATTTTGCTCGTATGACTCAGGGCTATCAAAAAGAGTACAACCATACAACCTATGGTCTTGGTGCTATCGTAACCCGCGAAATGATTGAAGATGACCAATATAACATCATCAACAAAATTCCGCAGTTGCTTGCAGAAGCAATGGTTCGCACTCAGGAAACACAGGCAACTGCCGTTCTTAACAATGGTTTTGATGCCGCTGTTGTAGGCGCAGATGGTCAGCCTTTGTTCTCTACCGTTCACCCTAATGCGGGTAACGGTGGTGGCACTCAGTCAAACACCCCTGCAACCGCAGCGGATTTAACGCAAACCTCTCTTGAGGCTGCAATTATTCAGATCATGGATTTTCGTGACGAGAATAACCAGCGCATGAATTTTGCTGCAAAAACGCTGATTGTAAGCCGTTCGGACTACTTCAACGCAACCAAGATTTTGGAAACAAAATACAAGGTTGGCGCTGCCGATAACGACATCAACGTGATTGCAAATCTTAACCTTGATTTGGTTGTCACTAACTACCTTACTGACCAAGATGCGTGGTTCCTCAAAACAAACGCGCAGAATGGCCTGACTTTCTACACTCGCCGTGAAGCTGACATTCAACGTGATAATGATATTAGCACGCAGAACCTTGCCATCGTAACCAGTATGCGTTTTGATACTGGATTTACTGACTGGCGCGGTTGCTACGGCTCACCGGGCGCATAAGTTAAATAGGGAGGGGATAAATACCCCTCCCACTTCTTTAAGGAATATACTATGACAACTTTCCAAGTACCTCTTAAAACGCAAGGCGCAAATGGTGATACTGGCAACAGCCAAACAGAAACCAGCGGCTTTGTACATTCAAGCAAAGTGCTTTCTCTTGGTGCTACTGGTGGTAACTCTCGCCGCGCCATTGTAACGTTGCCGCCATTTTCTACTTTGACTGGTCTTCGCGCATTGCCAACTTCTGCTTTTGCCGCTGACGTATCGGCTGCTTTGGTGAGCTGGGGAAATTCTGCCGATGTAACCCGTTATGGCGTCATTGCCGTATCGGCATTGGGTGCACTTCGTACTGCTTCGGTTTCTGCTGGCGTGGATTTTGACGCAGGCGGCACAATTGTAGTTGTTGTATCGGCTGTATCTACCACTACCTTTACTCAAGGCGGTGTTCGTGCATTTATCGAATACATCACGGTAGCGTAAATGGCTCGTAGGTTTACATTTCCAGTTGTGGCGTCTGCTGGTGGGTTCACATATAGCAGGGCTTTCGTTGTAGATACTTACAGTAACCCGTGTGATATTGCTATTGGTGTAAGTCTTGATTTTGGCGCAACTTCGGCAATTTATTCAGTGCAGCATACTTTTGATGATCCATTTACCATTAACCTTAGCAATCCAGCTATAGGAACATGGCGTGATAACTCTGTTCTTACTTCGGCTATGGTAGCAGGTGATACTAACTATGCTTTCCCACCTACGGCAATTCGATTAAAACTATACGCGGCTGCATCTGCACAAGCTACAATGACTGTAATTCAAGCTGGCCCACCATAATAAGGGGCTAATGGATGTTAAATGGCTCGTCGCAAAGGCTGGAAAAGTGGTGATTGGCTCGTAAAAGACGAGGAAAGCGGTTTTACTACCTATGGTAGCAAAGTCGCTTACGACTATTACGGCGTACTTAAACTCAAGTCGCAATGTGATAAAGCGCATCCTCAGGATTTTGTAAAAGCATTAGAAGACCCATACCCAGTATATCCCACATCGCAACCATTCCGCAGTTACGACCTCACGGAGTCCGTTGTTGGATTTACCGTTGGTGAAACCGATGTCCCTACCGCTGATGGCCCTGCTTTGCATATTTACCGCCCCGGTGTTGGCGATGCTACAATCGAATATGATTTATTTGTGTTTTGAGGTTTTATGTCATTATCTGACCAGCGCATGATGGCTATCGATATTATCAATGAAGTTCGCAGGAAATCAAAAATTAACCCTGTGACTGCGCTTGATGAAGATAAGGATGCCCTTACAAAGCTTGCGTATCTTAATGACGTTGTATCCGAGGTATCTGATTACGGCAACTGGCAAGAGTCGCTAGTTTCAATTACCGTTACCGCGCAATCGTCTGTTGCTGATTATTCCATTAACGTTTCTGCATATCCTGTTATTCAAAACATTCATGAAGTAGTATTTGATAACCAAGCAGGTGAAATGCGCATGGTAACATTAGATACTATCCGCAGGTTGCAACGTAGCGGTCAATGGGGCAGGCCGTCACAATGGGCTGTAAAAGGTGTTGACTCAAATGGCAACCCATACATTAGCGTATCGCCTGTTCCTATTTCTGCGCAAGACGGGCTAACATTCAACGTTCTTGCATATTCAAAACCGCCGTTTATTACTACGGCTCAATCTACATTAGTTCCTCCATTCCCCGGAAAATTGCTTGTGCAAGGGCTTGTGGTAAAAACTGTACTTGATGAATCCGATGGAGAGCCTTCTGCAAGGTATCAGTCTGTTAAAAAAGTATATGATGATATGTTATATGAGTCGTTTAACCGCTATAACGGCGATAGCGGCTCTACGGTATTTTTTCGTCCGGGTCGTGGTCGTAGATGACAATTATCCAAACAAAATACTTACCCGGTAAATTTGGCCTTGCAACAGAATTTTCTCTTGCCCAAACGCCTATTGAGTATTCCAGAACGCTTGTTAATCGTACCATTAATATCCGTGGTGATGCTGAAAAGCGGCAAGGGATGCGACAGCTTGGCTCTAATATACCGGGTAATCCAACCATCACAGGAATCCACGAATTTGTTGATAGAGTCGGTAATATAACCCTATTTTGCAGCGCTGCTGGCGTTATTTATAAATACGATACTAATACGGAAGCATGGACTTCAGTTTTGTCGGGTAAAGATTCGTCAGCGCGGCTTTTGTCAGTACAAATGGCAGGTAAACTTATATTTGTTAATGGTGTTGACAGAAATTTTTATACCGATGATGGCGGCAATACCTTCAAAGAGCTAAAGGCTATTGTTGAATCAGGCACAGCATCAAGCACGCAGACCAATTCAACTTCACTAACAGATGCGCAAGTCACTTCTTGGTTAGCTACTTTTGTTACCAATAACGACATTGTTTATAATAATACTCGAAACGCATACGGTATTGTGACCTCTGTTGGCGCAACAAACTTGTCAATGTCTACTATTGGTTCTGCTGCTACTGGAATTGGGTTTGCAACTGGGAACCAACAATCCGGCGACCAATATGAGGTTTTGGATTATGTTGCGCTAAACATCATTCCTACACCGTCCGGCGCGGATAACTTTGCTACGCTGACATCTGGAAGCTCAACGACACAAGTTAGGGTATCTGGCGTTGATTTCTCTACTACAGAAGTCAAAGTTGGCGATATGATCTATAACACAACCAGAAACGCGCTGACAACTATCACGGCTGTATCTGCAAATCTTAATGTTACTGCCATTACTGCGCAAGCTGCAAATGATTCGGTTACATTCCATAAATCTGCCATGCCAATCTCTACATGGCCGCATGTGCATTACGGTAGCCTTTATCTCATTGATGCTCGTAACCAAGGGCAAGTACGCATATCAGGGCCAGCAGACCCACAAGATTTTACAACAAACCAGAACACGTTGGAATCAGCTACGCTGTATTATGATTCCAAGCAGCCGCAATCCGAGATTCTTTTGTGCTTAAAGACCTTTCAACAATACCTTATTGCCGCAGGCCAGCGTAACGTTTATGCAGATATTGGCACGCAAACGGTAAGGACATCTGGTGCTGCTATTAACTCAGGGCTTGATTTTGCTCCTATTGGCTTGTTTCCACAAGGTAGCGTAAGCCGCTTTGGTGTTGAATCTATTGGTGGCGCTTGTGTGTTTAGCGCCAATGACGGGCTGCGTAATTTTAACGCAAACTTTAACGCCAATACATTCCAAACTACCAACATTTCTGAAGTTATTAAAAGCGAGTTAGCAAGGCTTATTGTTGACGAGATTGACGCTGGAACGCCGGATGAAATTCAAACTATTCATTATCCGCGCCGTAATTGGCTTTTGTTCAAAGTTGGTGATGTAATGTACAATTACAACTATACGCCGTATTACGATAAGGGGCAGATTACACAAACTCCGTATGGCTCGTTTAGTAAATTCACTGGTAAATTTGTTCAGCAAAAGGTCTATTATCTGCGGCGTAATGGTGATTTGCTGTGCGGTGGTGCGGGTGGTAAGGTATATGAGTTTGACCACGGTGGGTATGATGATGATGGTGATAGCATCCCAACTAGCCTAGAAACGGGCTTTTTGAAGCTTAGTGAGGCTCAGGAGGGCACGCAAACCAAGTCCGGCACCTATATCAAGCCCGTATTTGAAACTAATCAAATTATCAATTATACTATAACTGCAACAGGAAGTTATAATAATTCTACTACAGATACTATTACCGCTACTTCGTTAGGTGGACAAAGTATTTTCTATGAGAAATACCCGCTTAGATGGAAGGGCGAACAGTTCAAAATACGCATTGATACAGACACTACGATTGGCCCAGATATTATTACAGGTTTTTATGTTTATGGAAATATCTTGGGGAAAGTGTGATGGCGTTAGATTTTTTAAGTAGCATGGGTGGAGCAAGCGGTATTGCTGGTGGCATATCTGGCATTGGCAGCCTTTTAAATGCTTTGGGCGTGGGAAAACCTAAATTAAATTACGGCCCTACGCCATCCGAGGCGCAGGCTAATTCATTGTTCCAAGCCTTGCTAGATCCTAATAATTCCCTTGTTAAACAAAATGCTGACATCAATATGCAAAAGGGTATGCAAGACATGCTGATGCAATTGAAGAAAATGCAAATGTTAGGCGCACGCGGCCAAGCAAGGGGGCTAAATAACCCATTCTTTAGCCCAGAACGCGCTGATGAAACAGTAAATTACTTATTGACTCGCGGGCAAACTGCAATTGCCGATAACGCCCGAACTCAAGCTAGAAGTGATATTTACAATACCGCGAACGCGCTAAAGGGATTTGCACCTATGGAGCAAGCGCGTATTACTGCGCAAAATACAAACAAAATGACAGATGCGGCAAACTTCCAGACAAAAGGTGGTTACGCTCAATTAGGGGGTGGTTTGCAACAACTTTTGCAAATGCTTTCACCTTCACAGGCAACTAGCCCAATGGCTTATAATTCTGCGCAATATGGCCCATCCCAATTACCTTGGTTAAGTTAAAATGATTGAAGATAACACAAACTATCAGGACATGACTCAGGGCGTTGACCGCATTACTGATATATTGCGCCGTCAATCTACGCCCGTTGTGTCCTCCCCGATTGTGTCACAGGCTTCACAATTGCCTGTAAACCTGCTCAATGCACTAGCCTATTCTTCTTACGACCCCGGTAACGGTAGGGGTGGTGACTTTGCTAGTAAAGCGCAAGAATATCAAGCCAACCAACAAAACCAAGAGCTAAACCAGCAGAAGATGCTACTGCAAGCCTACGATGCCAAGCTAAAAATGGGTGATGCGCAAGCAAAGGCGCTGGATGATAAACTGACGTTGTTTACTGGAAATGACCCTGATGGCAAGGCAATGTTCTTAGAGGCGCTACATGCTGACCCTGACCCAATTGACCCGTCTAATTCTTACCAGTTAATGACAAAACTTGCTGGTATTAAGAAAAAGATGGGCTATGAAAGCCCTGATTTGAAAATGGCTAACGAGAAGCAGCAATTAGACAACGATTATAAGCGTTCAATGATTAATGCTAATAATTCTTTAGTTGCAAAAAGAAATGCAGGTGCTGGCGCCGGATCTAGTGCTGTTGGTGCTGACAAGCCTATGCCTGTTGGTGCTGTGAAGCTTCAACAAGAAGGTCTTGATGCTATTGGTACTGCCAATTCTATAGATGCTGATTTAGGGCAGGTTATTGCACAAGTTAAAAATGGTAAGCTTGTATTAGGCCCGTTAGCTAATCCTATTAATGCTGCAATGAATTACGCGGGTATTAGTAATGAAGAAAGCCGTAACTTTGCCACATTTAAAAACACGCTTGAAAAACTCCGTAATGATTCTTTAAGGTTGAACAAGGGCGTTCAAACTGAAGGTGATTCACAAAGAGCATGGAATGAAATTCTTACTAATTTAAACGATGAAGAACTTGTAAAACAAAGGCTTGATGAGGTGCAGCAAATTAACCGCCGCGCTGCCGAGTTGCACAAAATGAACATTAATGAACTGCGTGCAAATTACGGACGCGAACCGCTAGATACATCTGGTTATAACGTAAAACCTGCAATTATGACGGGTAAAAATATTGCACCCCCCACTCCAGAAGAAGAGGCGGAATATCGCCGCTTGAAGGGGCTATAATGGCGCTTACTCCTGAAAGAATGGCTGAACTAGACCAGTTTTATGCTGCTGCTTCAACGCAAAACGGGGGTGATTCTGACTATTTAACGCAATTAACGCAACCTCAGCAATTAAAAGCAATGACACCTGAGCGCATGGCAGAGCTAGATGCGTATTATTCTCAAAATAAACCAAACAAACAGCAGGCAGATGAAGTTGGCATAGGTAGAACTGCATTAGATCAAGGTTTGCAAGGCGCTACATTTGGTTTTGCTGACGAACTTACAGATAGAATTGGCGCTGGCATTGCATCTCTTTATACAGGTGAATCTTATGATTCAATGTTAAAAAATGCTAGGGGTATGTCAAAAGACCGTATGGCGGCGGAATTTGACCAGAATCCAGTTACTTCAATCGTTTCTAATTTGGCTGGGGGGCTTTTAACAGGTGGAGCAGGAGCAACGACTAAAGCAGGAACCGCTGCTGCTAATAGCATTCGCACTGGCAACACGGCGGCGCGTATTGGTAAAGCTTCTCTTGCGGGTGCAGCGTCCGGTGGGATTTATGGGGCTGGGACAGCAGACGAAGGAAATAGGCTCGAAGGCGCTGCTACTGGCGCTGCTATTGGTGCCGCCCTTCCTGTTGCAATTGGCGCGGGTGGTGCAGCAGTAAAAGCCGGAGCCAATGCTGTTACCCCAACTATTCAGGAGGGATTATTGCCTGTTGTGCAATTAGCGCAAAAATTTAAAATCCCCGTTGCATTAAATCAAGTAGCAGAAGGTAATGCAATTAAGAATTTTCAAAAGGTTAGCAAAGAACTCCCTTTTTCTGGAGAATCTAAATTCCGTGATACCCAACTTAAAGCGTTTAATCGTGGGTTAATAGAAACTACAGGTGGGCGTGCTGATAAATTTACCCCAGAGTTAATGGATAATTTATTTACTCGTGTAGGAAAAGAATTTGACAAACTTGGGGCAGGAAAAACATTTAATTTAAATAATGAATTTTTAGATGGTGCCGCATCTATCCTTGATGATGCCGCGAGTACTGGTATTCCTAAAGAAACTATTGCAGGGTTTGAGAAAGTGCTTAACCGCATTTTTGACAATGCTAAAGATGGTAAGATCAAAGGAGAAACACTAGCGATATTTCGCAAAGAAGCAAATAGGCTGGCGCGTAAGTCTAATAATGATGAGGCTAGAAACCTTTTGCATGATTTAGAAAACAATATTGTAGACGTAATGACAGCAGGCGATGATGTTGCATCAGGCGCACTTTCCAAAGCAAAACAGCAATACAAGAATTTGCTTGTATTAGAACCATTGGCAGCAAAGGCTAAAAGCGGAAATATTAGCCCATCAGCCCTTCAGAGCCGAGTTAGTAAAATTTATGGCAGACAATTCACTCGCGGTAAAGCGGGTGACATAGGTGAATTGGCAAGAATTGGGTTTGAGTTGTTACCAGAACTAGGAGGGTCAGATACGCTTCAAAAAGGAGCTTATTTAGTTGGGGCAACGGGCGCTCTTGCTAACCCCGCCACAATCCCATCTATGATAGGTGTGCTAGGGGCAAATCGTGCTGCGCAATCTGTAATAAACCGTAATCAATCGTTAATTAAAGGAGCTGCTAACCGCACCGCTAAAAGAATAGCGTCTAATCCGCAAAAGAAATTACCCTAACCGCTGATTTGGCAAAACCGTCAACAGCGTTTAATATAGAACATATACTAACCACAATAAAGGAAACGCGATATGCCCTCAATTTATGACATGGCTCAAAATGACGGATCAACTAATAAAAGCGGTGCGGTAACGAACTATACCGTAAAGCCAACTATTGCCAAGCAATCTGAAAATGGGTGCAAAACGCCATTTAAATGCCGTACTTGCCCAGAAACACCAAACACAAAGAAATAAGCGTCAATGACAGCTAAAAGCCGTACAGTACTTAAAAGCTACTTTTTATCTGGTTTGCGCCCAACGCAAACTCAGTACGGCGACCTTATTGACAGCTTTGCGTTAGTTTCTGCTGACGTATCTGGACAATACCTGCCTATTGCTGGTGGAGCAATGACGGGTTCATTACAATTGCGTGGCGTGCCTGTTTCGGCATTGGAAGCCGTAACCAAGAGCTATGTTGACGCTATTGTATCGGCTGGTGGTGCTATTGCTGGTGGTTCAAATGGCCAAATTCAATACAATAACTCTGGTGGCTTTGGCGGCTTTACTGTAAGCGGTGATGCAACGCTTGCTACAACTGGTGCTTTTACTCTTGCAAATACTGCTGTTTCTGCCGGAACTTACGCATTGGCAACGGTTACGGTTGATGCAAAAGGGCGCGTAACAGGGGCTAGCTCTAATAGCGCAACCGCTGGGATTAGAACTGTAGCCGTACAAACCTTTACTGGCTCTGGCACTTATACGCCATCTGCTGGCATGTCTTATTGCGTGATGGAAGTGTGGGGCGGTGGTGGCGGTGGTGGCGGTGTAACGTCCACGGCTGGTAACTCGGCTGGTGGTGGCGGTGCTGGCGGGTATTCAAAAAAGATAGTTTCTGCTGCAACTGTAGGTTTATCACAAAGCGTTACTATTGGTGCTGGCGGGACTGCTGGCGCCAATACTGGCGGGACAGGCGGGACAGGTGGGACAACAGGTGTTGGCTCTATCTTGCAAGCTACAGGTGGAACGGGTGGCGCGGGCGATACTACTGGTGGCGGTACTTGCGCACTTGGCGGCGATGGCGGCGTTGGTAGCAGCGGCAACATCAATGCTACTGGCGCATATGGGTTTAACAGCGATTTCAATGCTAGTACTCAGCAATCTGGTGGTGGTGGTAATAGCTCTTTAGGCGGCGGTGGTCGTGGTAAGCCGTATACAGCAAATGCTGCTGGTGCAAATGCTGCGGCAAATTCAGGCTCAGGTGGCTCTGGTGCAGCGGCAAATGGTTCTGCTAATGTTGGCGGCACAGGCGGTAGCGGCTATTGCGTAATCACTGAATATTGTACGGTATAGGTATGGCATCAAGTTTAACAGAGTCAGGCGGATTAACAAAAACAGGTGGATTGACCAATCCGGGCGGTTTGTCGCAAAGTGGATCACCACCATCTCCGCCACCATCTTTTACAGCGTCATTAAGATTTAACGATGCACGCAATTCACAATATTGGATGTTTTTTATTTAGGGGTAAAATATGGCTATTACGACATTAGGAACCAAAACGGTATTAGACTCGGTAGGCGCAAGCGTTACCGTTAAAACCGTCAATGATTCTGGCGATAGCAGCACATCCCCTGCGCATGGTATTGTGGACGGGCTGGGGTTTCAATTTGACCCAAGCCCACGCATTTTCACGGGCGCAACAATAACTCGCCCAGCCGATACCGCAGTATATGCAGCAGGTGATGTGCTTGCAACAAGCACGACATTAGCAACTGCAAACGCAGCCATTGCATCGCAAACAATCCAAATTGCCCGTTATGCAGACCAGCCAACCTCCTTGTTAAGAATGCGCCTTACAAAGACAGGAACAACGTTAACAAGTGGCATTTTCCGCGTACATCTTTACAGGTCGCAACCAGTGCTTACCAACGCTGACAACGGTGTATGGTTGACAACTGCTGTAGCGAATTATGTTGGCTCATTTGACGTGACTATGAGCAGGGCAATGTCCGATGGCGCTATTGGCCTTGGTTCTTCAACGGATGGCGCAACTATCGTTACTACACCTGTTTCGGGACAGAATTATCTTTTTTATGTAATTGAAGTAAGGGGAACGGCATACACACCTATTTCTGGCGAGGTATTTACTCCAATTATTGAGGTAAACTAATGTTTAGGCCGAATAATGCTCCGCCAGCGTGGGTGCATCGCGGCGCGGGGCTAGACCTTGATTTTGTGAATGCGCGTTATTGGGGCGGATTTGTTAGTTACGCCTCCAATTCTAGCGCAAATAATCGTGATGGTAATTTATTTGCTGTAAACAGATCATCCGGCCTTACGCTTGCTGCGCCTAATATAGACGGAATATTACAAACCTTTGCAGGCAATCAGATGATGATAACCAGAGGGATAGGATTGTGGGCTGAAAATAATGCTACCAACTACGCTTTGCAATGCCGTGATTTAAGCAATGCTGTGTGGACTAGCGTTGGTATAACAGCAAATAGAAACCAAATAGGCGCTGATTTATCGGCAAACGGCGCAACGCTTTTAACCGCAACTGCGCCTAGTGGGACGTGTTTACAGCTTATCACGCTTGCTTCCACTCAGGTTATTGGTTCGGCATATGTAAAACGCGTGACGGGTAGCGGAACTATAGAAATGACTATTGATGGTGGCCTATCGTACACTAATATAACCAGCCAGATTAATACTTCTACCTTTTCTTTTATTGAGCTACCTAATCAAACTCTACTTAATCCATCTATAGGATTCAGGATTACCACATCCGGCGATGCAATTGCTGTGGACTTTACCCAACTTGAAAACGTTATAGACGGCATCACGGCGGCAACTACGCGCATTGTTACTGCTGCAACAACACAAACCAGAGGGAACGTAAGTATCAACTTACAAATGTTTGGGACGGTTGGTGCGTCTTACAATGACGGCAACCGAATCATAAATGATTACCACTTCAGGCGTGAGATAAGCGTGTACTATGAGGCATCTGGCAACGGTAAAGCAGGTTGTTTTATGTTTGGTGGGGGCAATACAGGCACCAATCAATTGTACGGTGGCCTTGATGGAGGCACTGTTACCCATAGTTCAAATGCCACGGTTGGTACAGTTTCAGCGGTAACTGCAAATAGCGGGACATATGGACGTGGAAATATCAACAAAGTGACCGCAAGAATCACTGGCTCTAGTAATTCGGTATGCTTAAACGGCGGCGCTATTGCTTATGGTAATTACACTGTGGATTTTCGCGCAATAGGCGTTGAAACACATCAGGGCGTGGGTAATAACGGTGCAGGGCTTCAGCCTATCAATGGATATGTGCGGAGAATAACGTATTTTCCTTACGCCATTGATGACGGCAGAATGATTGAATTAACGCGGTAGGAGGGCATTATGCCAAAACCAGAGGGTGAACGAATTGCAGTGGTAGAAGTTGAAACATTGGCACATGCAGAGCAGATTGAAAAGCTCACAAGTGCCGTTGAGGAGATTTCAGAACAGCTACATCAGATTGCTATTCAGCTTGCTAAAAGCAAATCTTTCATCGCTGGCATAAGTTGCGCTTTTTCTTTGATTGGCGCAAGCATTGCGTTTGTTGCTAATTACGTTTTGGGGCATAAATGAGCTACTTCTCAACAGATGAGCTTAAATGCCCCTGTTGTGGAGAGTGCCTTTTAATGGGCGGGTTTCTGGATAAGCTAAACGAGATACGCCAAGCATTAGGCAGCGCAATGGTTATTAACAGCGCTTGCAGGTGTATGAAGCATAACCTTGCTGTAGGTGGGAAGGGCAAAAGCTTCCACTTGATTAACGAGCAAGGGGTGACAGGATTGGCAGGATGTTGTGCGGTAGATGTTTCAACATTCATGTGGCCAAATTCTAAACGGGAAAAGTTTTTAAAACTAGCAAGAGATGGCGGCTGGTCGGTTGGTGTGGCTAATTCATTTATCCATATTGACAGACGAACTGACTATCCAGATTCAGGTTGGAAGCGCAGAGCAGAGTGGACATATTCATAAAAGGATTGCCGCATGGCCGACATACTCAATTTTATCAGTTTGAAGGGTCACACCTACAGCGATAAGAACGGTATTGTCAACGTCTATACCCCTGACGGAAAGAAACCATCACGAAAATTAATATTTGCATTGTTGCGTGAAGCTCGGAAGCAACTTCTGGAGGACGGCAAATGACATGGACAGCGCCACACCACCAAGCAAAGAAAGAAGCCTTATTTGCCCGAATGGCAAAAGGCGAGGATAAATACAAAGTAGCTCATGAGATGGGCATATCTGAAAGTACTGTAAGACGGTGGGTTGCCAAATCTAAGGTGGGAAACGTATCAAATCCCACCGAGAAATCGTCAAGAATCCTTATCTACGACATCGAAACATTGCCTAATCTTGGGTACTTCTGGGACACCATATCCGATAGGTCAATACCTCTTGATTTCATCATTAAACCTAAATCTATATGCACAATCGCATACAAATGGCTTGGTGAGCCTGAAACGTATGTTTTGGTGATAGACACGCCTTATAACGATAAGCCTGTCCTAGAGGCGTTTCTGCCTGAATGGAGCAAAGCTAACTATGTCGTAGCGCATTACTCTCGTTTTGATAAGCCGTTTATCGCCGCACGACTGATGGCAAACGGACTACCTTCACTTCCGCCTGTGAATGACATATGTACATACAAGTTGGCAAAACATCACTTTGGACGGTCACTAAATGGCAATAAGCTAGATCATCTTGGTTCCATTCTAGGGGTTGGGAACAAGATAAAGACATCGGCTGACTTGTGGGTTGGCTGCGCTTCAGGTGATAAAGAGTCATTGGCTAAAATGGCTGAGTATAATGTTCAGGATGTGGAGTTATTGGCTAAGGTCTTTAACGCAATGTTACCGTATGTCAAAAGCAAACTCAATTACAATTTATTAACAGATGACCCATTGCAGAAGTGCAAGCAATGCGGCAGTAGCCATATCGAGCATAAGGGTTTTGAGTATGTAGCCAACACCATGCGTCACCGTTATCAATGTAATGATTGCGGTAGCTGGTCTACTTATCCGAGGAAAAAGTCATGACCATTGAGCAAACCCTACAAGAGCGTAGCAAAACACACGGCGATTTCAAAAGCCAAGCTTGCACAGCACAGGTCATTAAAGAGGCCATATCCTTATCGCCAAACTGGCATAGGATGACAGCAGCACAGCGCGAGGCATTGCAACTAATCTCAACCAAGATTAGCCGCCTTTGCCACGGCGACCCCCTCCACAAGGACTCATGGCACGATATTGAAGGCTATGCCCGACTAGGGGGAGATCATGCAGAATGATAAATGTGCCTATCTTAGCCGCCTCGCACTATTGCTGGAACGTGAAGCCAGATTCCAAGGCATCGACATTGAGGTGCTTATTACGCAGATTCTGGCAAAGATTGAAAGGAAGCATTAAATGGCATTAGACCCACTAACAGCAGGTTTTGAACTTGGCGGTAAGATATTAGACAAGCTATTCCCCAATCCAGAGGATAGAGCAGCCGCACAGATCAAGCTGGTTGAGTTGCAACAGTCAGGCGACTTGGCGCAGATTACAGTCAACCAAGAAGAAGCCAAGCACGAGAATCTATTTGTAAGCGGATGGAGGCCATTTATAGGCTGGGTTTGTGGTTTTGCGTTTGCCTACCACTTCATTGCATTACCCCTGCTGGAAACCGTAGCACAAGCCGCTGGCTACAAGGTCGAGCCACCAGTATTTGACATGAACCAACTTATGACCGTATTGATGGGTATGCTTGGTTTGGGAAGCTTACGCACTGTTGAGAAAGTCCAAGACATGAAAACGAAGCTACCATGGCAAAAATAATCCTCATTTCCCTACTACTATCTGGCTGCACCGTATGCGCTAAGGGAGAGTGTCCGGTGTTTCCTACGAGTGCACCTCGGCAATGATTAGATCGGCAAGTTCGGTTTTGAAATCCTTAAACCTTGTATGCTTTTCTTTGCCCCCAACTGCCTTATAGATAGTGCGTAAGTTTACCATTTCCGGCGTATCATCATCTATCGACATAGCTGTTTTTGCTACCATTATCTTGCGCCTGATTGTTTCTGCATTATCAATAATATTAATCCTGCTCATATCATCCGGTTCAGATTTGCTCATTTTCTTTGTTCCGTCCGTAAGCGACATAATGCGGGGATATTCGCTTACAACAGCTTCCGGCTTAGGGAAAGACTTCTCTGGAAGCTTATCATGTAAATCTCTGATAAACTCTATGTGTTGTACTTGGTCGTTACCTACGGGGATATGTGTGCCTTGGAGATAGAATATGTCGGCAGCCATCAGCACAGGATAGGTAAGCAATGAAGCTACCTGCGCCTCTTTCTCCGATTTTTCCTTGTACTGCGTCATCCGCGAAAGATGACCTATCTTGGCATATTGCAATAAATTCGCATACAAGATTAAATGTTCTTTAGGGAAATGGCTTTGGATGTCAACATCTAACCCAATATCAATAAGGATTTTGGCAGTCTTCATAACTTCTTCGCGGCTGTGAATTCCGTGGAGGTCAGCAACAAATACCATGCAACCAAGTTTTCTTGCTTGCTTGATCGCGCCAAGGTAATTTCCTAAATGAATATTTCCTGTTGGCCTTATGCCTGTGACGTATTTCATGTTTCCAAATGCGGCCGAGAGGCAATAGATTCCTTATTTGGGGTAAATACGCCACCGGCTCCTGCTGGTTTATTTGAACCATAAACCCCAGTGCCACCACCGCCTCCATAACTAATTGCTGCTACACCGCCACCCCCGCAAGTTCCATATGTAAATAACGGAAGGCCATTGGCTGCTAAAACTTTATTTGCTTCTGTCAAAGCTTCGTGGGCTGTAGCAAAATGATTTTTAGTAAGAACTACTTTCATTTAATCCTCCGATCTTTATTTCGTTGGGCGCATATCTGCTGCAACTCCTCAAGGCTGAACAGCTTATCCATTGGTTTTTCTTTCAACGCCACAGCCGACCAGATGTTGTAGGGTGCTTAAAAATGGTGAAACTTGCTTGCATTTTGTGCAACGCCAACCAATGACTCGATTACGGTCATCATATATTTCATCCACTGATTTATTGATACTGTTTTCTTTCATATATTATAACCACATATTTCAAATGTTCGTTTAAGGTAAGTGCTATTAGCTTATTTTGACACGTCCGATTTGTTCGATAGTTTTGCTTTAATCACATTTTCCTTAATAAACTCACGGCGTTCTTTACGAGTCATTTCTGGATAAGCCTCAATCAATGCTTCGTGCTGTTGTTTAATAAACTGTTTTCTTTTTGGTGAATCAGTCATATCATCACTTTCATCATTGCTGCAAAATAATAAAGACATGGGCGCAAAGCAACACTGATAAGGCTAGTGCTAACGTGCAGCCAGCTATTCTATTAAAGCGCGATGTTGACGTAACGCCAATCAAACAGCTTGCTGTAATAAGTATAATTATTTTTCCCATATCAGTTCCTATCACTTAATCGTTGTGCGCTGTAATAACCCGTACAGCGCAACGGGGATGGACTAAGCTCCACCCACTATTTAGCAGTAATGTACACTCCTTGCTAAATTCTTTCATTTCTCATCTTTCTGTTCTGACGGGGGCGACTGCCCCACCCTCCACATCGGTTTGCTTGTCCTTGAACTTCTGCCATTGAGCAATCATATAATCCGCCAATTCAATACGGTCTTCTTTTGTCAAATCGTCTTCATCCGGCTCGTCCCATTCGCATGGCTCTATTTGAAATCCGCCATCATACCCCTCAGAAACAGTTAAATCTGGGGATAAACCGATAATGCCGCGATTAGCAGATCGAGTCCTGCCGCTTAAAAATGTGACTGTATTTCCTTTAATTTCCATAAAACCCTATAGTTGCTTCAGTATTCTACGTTAAAAGTGACCACGCCGCCCCAGCCAGTACCGCCATCGGTTATCACAAAATGCGGCCATTCTTTAATATCATTCCTTGCTGGAATGCGTAAATGTATCGGCAAATCAACAAATTCTTCTTTCCCGTACTTCTCTAGAGATTGATAAAGCGATTCCTTGCAGTTACCTAATGTAACAATCACACGAGGGATTACTGGTGTTTCGTCTTTATACATTTTTCCTGTAGCTGAAAATACTTCATCAGAAGTAAACGTATCACGAAATATTGCTGGAACGATATTCAGTTTCATAACTTCAGTGATATGGTATTTTACAGCCTTTCTGAATTGCACGGTCAGCCAGCGATCTTCCTGATTTTCGCATTCAACTTCGATTAAATATTTCCGGCATCCAGTGGTTTTTCGGCGCGGCTCGTCAGTGGCATCAAATCGTGAAGCCGTTACGATAAATTCTTCTGGCGCTCGGCTTAAGTCGTTTTTCCATTCTTTCACTTTTTCAGGAAACATTTTCCCTGCTTTTTTGAAATCCAACTTCCGCATGGACGGAACATCATCTGCTGACGCATGGGCAAAATACGGCATGAATTTAGCTATTTCTGGCCGTACAGAGTATATCGTGACCTTGCTGAAGGGGTAGCCCTGCGGCCTGTCGGTACGTGCTGCTAGATCAGATGTACAGCCGTCTATCGCATTCATGTCCAATAGTGGGTCAAAGTCCATCGTAAAACTCAAGTTCTAGTTTGGTTTGTATCAATAACTTCCCACGCATACGTCACACGCAACATCCCCGCCGCTAGTAACGCCTTCCGGTGATAATCAACCGTTGACGTGGAACTAATCCCAGAAGCTTCGCCCAATTCCTTTAGGGTAGCTTGTGGGTTTTTCTTGATGTACTTTAACATCTTTTTGTGCGTGTCTGTAATCTTCATGTAAGTATATTAGAAAGTTTCACAAGCAGAGTCAATCGGTATTTCCATTTTATTTCTTTCTATTTCGATTGTCTGGTCTATCTCTGCTGCTAGCTGTTAAAAATCCCACGCGCCGTTATTTTCAAGGATATGAGCCACAAGCCACTCTGCTATTTTCTGCCCTTGTGTCATTCCTTAACCATCCCGTTAGAATACTCGCTAGGGTACAATTCATCCAAAAACTTGCTGCTATCTGGCGTGTATAAACTGCCAGCAGGATAAAGCGCGAACATATGCCTATTGTCGTATGGGTGACGGCCTAAGTATTTGAGGCGGTCAGATGAAACAACTTTCTTGGTGAGGAAGTCTATTTCATCGTGTTTATATTCACACCCTATCGTCAGGCTGGTTGTGTTGGTCATGACCTGCGATCCCTTTCTTGGTCTAATTGCAAAAGAAGCTCGTCTATAATTGACTCAAGCCTATCTATGTGGTTGGATATTCTCCTAATATCATTACCAGCTATATAGCAATAAGATTCGCCACGGCACAGATGATGGTTCCAGTTACACCACTCTTGCGCCATCCGTCCCTTATCAATAGCGTTATCGAATATGTTGCTCACTCCGCATCTCCTTGATCGGTCTTGGGTTTATCATCTAAATAAAAACTCACTAATCGCTGCCCACCGGAATTTTCCAATATTAGGTTATTATTGTGATACGCCCTCACATGCCAACATCCGGTGTATGGTGTGGTTAAAGTACGAAATATTGCTTCTAAATCACACCTATTACCTACAGACAGATTGATTGATATAGGCGGTATTTTATTTGGCAATTGGTCAATAGTCTGCTTGCGCTTTATCATTTGCCCTCCTCGCCCTTGGATTCTGGCTGGATGGTTAATAATAATTCCGGCGATGGTCGTTTAGCATTTAAGAAGTTAGCAACCTTTTGCGCTTGTCTGTAGGTAAAGCCCCATTGGTAGCCCATGATTATTTTGTTATCATCTGAGATAATTCCAGCAACACTTCCATGTCCATTCCAACCACTCTTATCAAGATAATCACTCGCGTGAACTGGGTAGCTAAACATTGGACTCTCCATCTTCTATATCGGTGGTTGGTAACGGTGAATGTTTTGGCTTCGCTGCTTGCTTGGCTCTGATAGCTTCAATCTTAGTCCAAATACGCGCTAACTCGGTTTCGCCGTTCTGGTGCATGTCAAGGCCATTTGCCAAGCATAAAGCGGCATGTGTTACCATCACTCCACCGCTTTCCTGATACGGATATCCAACCGGACGATTAAAGACGTAATCAACCAACTGGTGACATTCGCTTGCCGTTGCGCCGCAAGCCTGCACCAATTCAAGTGCTTCCTCAATAAAGCGGTGATTACGCTCTGTCTTGTCGAAAGGAATTACATCGCCGAAACACTCTCGCATCCACGGTTCAACACGCTGTTGAAAACTACCCGATTCCCGCTTGATTGCTGTTAGTTGATCAAATTCCGCAAGTGTCAACACGATGTAGGGCTGCGGCGTTTGATCCGGCTGATTGGTTTTAGCGGCTTCGTACCATGAGCAAATTACCCTAGCCTCCCCGATGGAAACATTATCATGCAAAGAATTGCCCAATTTTATCTGAACGTGTTCAAACGCTTTTTCATCAATCTTCATGGTATTTTACTCCTGCTGCGTCTAAGACGGCTTTTGCTATAGCTCTTTGATGATGTTTGTAATCTAAATATATGCCGTCCAGATTTACACATCCAACTGCTGAAGCGCATACACCAATCGACACAGGCTTGCGTTGGCGCACAATATCTATGCAATCATCAACCGCAGTCCTGTAAACCCGTTCTGAATACTCTGGCGCATCTGCGTTAGGGCGTAATGCTTCCAACTTCTCAATCAGCGAGCTGGTTGGGTCAGATGTCATAACGCTGCCCATATCATTAATACAATTATTACCCCAGTTATTGAGCCGCCAATAACTCCGCTTTGCGGCATCCAAAACTGCCACCATTTAGCATCTTCACGCCACCAACGTACTATCAGTTCATTGTGGTTGCTCATACTCCTGAACCCTTTGTTCTGTCTTGTTTCATAATGGTAGCCCCTCTTGCGCCGTTCTTTTGTCTTGAAGTGGTGCATAATCATTATTCAGTTCGCACCCTATCCATTTCCTGCCTAGCCGTTGCGATACTTCTCCAGTTGTCCCGCTGCCGAAAAATGGGTCGAACACAATGCCGCCTGTTGGAGCGCCAGCTAATATACATGGCTCAATTAATTTTTCAGGGAAAGTAGCAAAATGAGCGCCTACATATGGCATTGTTGCAACCTCCCACACTGTTCGCTTGTTCCGCATGTTTACTATAGATTTTGGGGACTGTTGGCCTTCTCCGTGTTTACCGTTCGGGTGCCGTATGGTAATACCATTTTTTGTTTCGGTAATTTCCCTGCCGCGTAGTTTTGCCTCTTTGCTGTCGTATCCATAGAGCCTATCGCGTACTATACCGGGCGGCCTATTGTCTCCGCTTTCAAGGGCATATATGGCCTGCTCTTTTATTGCATCGCAGTCGTAATAATAATCCTTATTTTTAGTTAACAGGAATATATACTCATGCGTTTTTGTCGGCCTATCAGTCACGCTTTCTGGCATCGGGTTAGGCTTGTACCAGATAATATCACTGCGAAGATACCACCCATTTGCTTGCAAGGCAAAAGCTACTCTCCACGGAATACCGATTAGGTCTTTCTCTTTAAGTCCATTAAGTTTATTGCCGCGCCGCGCACATGTGTCTGGTAAATCCTGTTTGTTATTGCTAACCGTCTGCTTTGCTAGTGCTTGCCCTAATCCCGGACGATAGTTATAATACGAATCCCCCAAGTTTAACCAGAGAGTACCATCATCTTGCAATAGATCACGCACCAGACCAAATACCTCAACCATATTGGCAACGTATGCTTCTGGCGACTCCTCAAGCCCTAACTGCCCTTCATGCCCATAGTCACGCAATCCCCAATACGGAGGCGATGTAACGCATGTCTGTACCTTTACGCCATCAGCAATTAACTGGCGCATGGTTTCACGGCAATCCCCGAAGAAGCATTTATTCATTAACCTTAGCTCCTGGATCCCTCGTTCTGACTTGCTCCAACTGTTTACGATAATTGTGCAGACGGTGCAGATCATCGCCAGCAGTACCAAACATTTCTATGTCTTGCTCCAAGGCGGCAATCCGAGTTTCGTAATAACTTGCTGTATCTGGTTCCATACTCACTCCTCGACATTTACTCTTGTTACTTAACTACCCATACCGTTATTCGTTTACTCTGGCAGATTCACTTGCTCTGTTTGTGCCTCTGCTATCCGTTTTGCTTCAAGCACATCTACATCGTCGGCAATCTTACGCATCTCAGCGCCAAATGCAGCAAGGTGCTTTTTCTTCTCTTTAGGAACCGCCTTTAACCAAGCGTCTAATGCAGCCCCGCCTTGTCCAGCAACGTCACGACATTCTTGTTTGAGTGCTTCAAGATCGGTGTCTATAGTCATTACCAGTGGCTTAACAGTGAAGGGCTTGCGATTGCTTTTAGATGTAGTCAAAGCCATCACGCGCTCGGCTGGTATATCGCTTAAATGGCTAATACGAATGCCACCCACTTCCATGCCAGCCCACTTAACTGTAGGGTCGCCATACAGCGTTAATGACTTACCAACATACGATTGTCCTTGACCGCCCCAACAATTCACCAGAACACGGCACATTGATTTGCATGGCTTCCACGGTTTGCCGCCATCATTTTCATAGTTAATCAAAATTGGTTGCTCACCAGAAACTTTTGAAACTTTGGTAATTTTAATTGTGAGAGTTTTACCGCCACAAAAATCATCAAAATTCAATTGGTCTGACTTTGGTTGTATTACTGATGTCATATCGGTCATACGCTTATCTCCCTATCAACTCGTTCTGTTGGTATCAAGCCAACGATTTTTTCACCATATTCAACAATAATCTTATCCAGCTTCTCATGGAAAATAGTTGCTGCTTTAATAATTGCAGCTTGCACTTTCTCATCTGGCAAGGCGCGGATAACCTTCATCGGCATACCACCGCAATAACTAATGTAGTCCAGCCATTCACGCTCGGATACAAGCAATCCTGTCTGCACCTGAATAACATGCTCGTCAGGAATTAGACCAGTCATGATAACTTCCATCTGGAATTTCTGCTTGCGTGATTTGGCCTCAATTGCTCCAACGTCACCGCATAACCCATCTGGCGAGTACCCTAGCGTAAATCCCCACTTGTCGTTTGTAATGAAGCCGCATGTCGTAACTGGCTCATAGTTTTCATCATATGTACCACGCGCATATGACTCATCATCGGAACCGCGCAACATATCGTCACCAATATAGGTAGGCTCAACATAATTGTTAATACGCTGTGCTGCCAATTCGTATAAATGCGCTTTCTCTTTTTCATTCTGCGCGTATTCCAGTTTCTTAGCGGTGATGATTAACTTCATTTCGGATGCCGTCAGCAATCCGCAACGCAAGGCCAACCACTCAGCCGAACCTTGGTAAACCTCGTTATGGTATGTGATGGTCATTTCTTTGCTTCCTCAGGTTTAACGCCTATTCCATTCCACGGTAAAATGCCGCACCGCTTACACTTGCGAACGTTCTTCCGTTTTCGTATTCCGCCTTTGCCGCATTTTGGACAACTAGCCATATTAAATCTCCGTTGGCAGTTCGGGGGAGTGATATACGTCCGTAAATCTCACTACCACTCCCCTTAATATGCTTCTTCGCTTACGCTAGTAAGCGTCTGTTCGCGCATGCGAACAGATAGGACAAGCAGGTCTGTGAGAACATGGACACCAGTGCCACCCTGCTTGCTATTCTTCATTGCTAAGCCACTTTCTCTGCTTCGGCTTCCACAACTGTTTCTGTTAGGGGTGATGCCAACATCAAGGCAAGACCCTCTTTCTCTTTTTCGCTCATGGCTTCTGTCATGCTGGCCTGTAGCTCACGGCGGCGTTTACGCTTCTCTGCATCTTTCAATGCTTCAATAGCTGAATTTTCCCATGCTTTTACTTTTTCAGCATCGGCCATATTAACAGTGCCAATAATCCAATTAATAGTTTTTGTTGTGTCCATCCAGTCATCAACGTCAACCTCGACAACCTTGCATGTCGTGATGTTGTGGCGTGTATTTGATGGCACGATTACATAGTCATCCACCTTGAGTGTCTTATCAAAGGTTTTAAATAGTTCCCTTGGTGCTTTGGTATGCGCGGTATCTGGCTCGTAAATAACCTTAACGCAACGTGCATCTGGATTCATGATTAGAATTGCTGTTGAGTAATTCATTGTACTATTCCCTTTCAAATTGTTTTAAAAATTCATTAACCTTTTCTTTGCTGCCCCAAGCATTAGATGGCACATGCATATATACATAACCAACAATGTTTTTTAAGTTAGCACTATTACCAATATCAGCGCGTCCAAACGCTTCCATTAGATTATTTTCCAAAACGGCCATCAAAAATGAGCCGCATGGGATACCGTGGTTTAAATATCTCTCCAATGAGCCATGAATATCGCTGTTAATATTAATAGGATAATATGGGTCTGGTTTTAGTTCGTATTTCATACAAAATCCAATATATGCTTTGGTTTAATATCAACCATATGCGGAGCGACATACGGCTTGCGGATATGTGCAGCCTTAATGCCAATCAAACGCATCTTTAGGCTAGGATGATCTACAGGCTGTATGTCGTACACTTCAGGGTTTACACCGTACCTACTGCAAATTGTACCATGGCACATAAACTTGCCTTGTGGGGTATATACAGAAACGTAATCACCGTGAAATAGGTTCATACCAACTTCTCCAATGCGGCTAACTGCTCGTTAATGTCATTTGACTTGAAACAATCAAGCAACTCATTCACTGGCTCGATGACCTCAACGCCCTGATTGCGGCAAAGCACTTGACGAGCTGCCGATGAACAATCTGGGAATTCGTATGTTTCACCAGATTCTAAAACTCTGGTTGTCCATGAGTCTTCTGATATGCGTACACGCTGGTTCATTTTAATTTTCATAATGTCACCTTTCATTTAACTTGCTATAAACGTTTTTAGCTGATAAAATCGGCAGGGTCAAGCACAAAATGATTTAATTTGGAAAAATATTTATGATGATAGAAATTGATGATTTACTTACGCCATCAGAAGCCGCGAAAAAAGCCAAGATGTCGCCTCAGTTGTTTAGATATTATGTACGCAACGACAGGTCGCCAGAGCCAATCATTATAAGAGGCTCTACATACTTTGACAAGAATGAAATTGCTGATTGGATTCCCGATACAATGCGAGTTGGAAGGCCACGAAACGGTAAAAACAAAAAGGGTCGTCCAGCATGAACGATACAGATAAAGACAGGATGAACGCAGTGTGCTGGGTTATCATAGCACTGCTGTTTGCATCGGCGGCATATAAACCGACAAGAGGGCGTTCATTATGAATATAGACGATTACAAGAAATTAATCGGCAAGCCTAAGAGAAAGCCGAATCAAGAAGAATATAAAATCCACGTTGATTTTGTAACCCATATGCGAACGGCCTTTCCGCAAGTGCTGTTTACCCATTCTGGCAAAGGCAAAGGCAAAGCTGATGGCATGTTTAAGAAGCGCATGGGATACAAAGCTGGAACACCGGATTTAATCATGTGGTGGAAGGTCGAGCCTAGCATATTGCAGAAGCTGTATTCGTTGCTGGGTTTTCGTATTAACCTGATTCACTCTGGCGGCATCGAGTTTAAAGCATCCAAAGGTAGCATGTCAGACGGTCAAGATAGCTTCGAGTCAGTGTTTACCCAGTACGGCGGTAACTATGCTTTGTGCTATAGCAAGAGAGAGGCGCACAAGGCGTTATGCTCATGGGGGCTAGTTCCCTTGCATGATTGCGGTGCTGAAGTTGACCTGCGTACACAAAGGCAAAAAGTTAGAGATTCGATTGACGCATTTGCACCGATGAAAAAGGATTAGCCATGGATTTCACCTATCCTGATGACAAAGACGATTACCAATCTTTGCATGATCGCTACCGGATGGAACAATGGCTCGCCGATAGCTGGCATTACAGGCAGCGTAAATGCAATGCAATGTTAAGGACAATCAGCCAAATGAAGCTGGACGAACTAGACAGGAGGATTAAAAATGAAAGTGCAATGGAAAAATCGCGTGAAGGAAATCAAGCGCATGATGAAAAAAATGTCTGATGAGGAAATTGCAGCACATTATGGCATCAAAAAACATCGCTTTATGGATGCTAGAAAGCGCATGGGATTGATGCGAGATACAGATGTCACCTATCGCATCTTTGAAAAACCAATTAAAGCCAGAGGTGGCAAGATAAACTGGGATTTTAGCAATATGGATGTGCGCGTATGAAAACATTGCGCCAAATATCAAAAGGCATTGGCATAACAGAGCAACGATTGCATTATTGGGTTAGCATGAAAGACGCGCCAAAACCTGTTGACATAAAGCGTAAGAAAGTTAGTTGGGTAAAATATTATAATCAAGAAGCGGTATTAGATTATTGCAACAAAGCCAATCCGGCGATATTCGACAAAGAGCTAATCAGCATACGACAAGCAGAAAAAATATTAAACGTGCCTATGAATAAAATTGTGCGCCGATTGAAAAAACCAAACGCACCAATTTGCAAAAGCAAGGGTTATCGCCACCTTTACGACAAAAAAGAATTGTTAACATGGTGGAATGAGTTAAAATAAATTAGCAATATAATATTTGCATGATTGCGTAAATTATGCGTAAATGGGTGATACGGTTGTTGAAAGGAACTTGTATTTATGAACAACTCCCAATTAGACGTTTTTATTTAGGTCGGCACTAGGCGCGGCGAGCAATCTCCCGATTCTCCCTTTCAGCGCGTCTAGTGTCGGCTCCAGATTCATCGGGGGATGGTCGAGTGACGAAAGCAAGCAAGTCTGTACCAGCAGAATTAGACGATGACACGTCACAAACGGCTATGGAAAAAACTTTCCCTATGCTGCAAATGGGTAATAAAACCCCTATTGCCAGCATTGAAAACCTCCGCAATCTGCTAGACTTTCACGGCATTACTTGCCGTTATAATGTAATATCAAAGCAATACGAAATCATCATACCGGACGAGCAATTCAGCCAAGATAACGCAGATATTGCCAGCCTTGCTCGTGTTGCCTCTCGCATGGCTGAGGTTCAATTACCTACCGCGCATTATAAGGAATACATTAGCTATATAGGTGATGCAAACCAGTACAACCCCGTATTGCAGTGGGTGACTTCTAAAAAGTGGGATGGTATAAACCGCATTGACGAGCTATGCGGCACTATCAAAGCTAAGAACGAAGAAGCTAAGAACATGTTTATAAGGCGTTGGCTTATTACTGCTATGTACATGGCAATGCACGATGGCTATGACTCGCCGGGCTGTTTAGTGCTTCAAGGGCCGCAAGGCTTAGGCAAAACGTGGTGGTTTAGAAAGCTATGTGACCAACCTAACCTTATCCGAACAGACGCTAACGTTGACCCGCGCAATCGTGACAGCGTTAGTCAAGTGATTAGGTATTGGATTGTCGAACTAGGCGAAATCGGTTCAACCTTCAGGCGTTCAGACGTTGATGCGCTAAAAGCTTTTATAACATCATCCAGCGACATATTGCGCCGCCCGTATGCTACTACTGACCAACTTTACCCAAGGCGCACTGTATTGGCGGCAAGTGTGAATGAGGCTATCTATTTGCATGATCCTACAGGTAACAGGCGATTTTTTACTGTTCAATGTACAGAAATTAACAGTTATCATAAGATTGATATGCAGCAATTATGGGCTGAGGTGCATAATTTAATTGAAAACTGTCAAGAAACACCGCATTTGACTAGCGAAGAAAAACGCCTTGTAGACGAAATAAATATGGAGCATATGCAAATTGACCCAATAGAAGAAATGATTTTATCGTTTTATAATTGGGGTGATGCAATGGCATACGACTGGAAAACCTCCACAGTCATAGCGGCTGATATAGGTTTAAAGAACATCAGCCAAAAAGAAACAAGGAAAATAGCTGAAGTTGTCAGAAAATTAAACTCTAACGACTTTAGCAAAGAAAAACGCTCCAACGGACAGCTAAAGTTTTTCACCCCAGAGCCGCGCTCATAGTTTCAGCCAGTAATCTAACGGTTTTACTCATAGTTTTTCCGCGCTCATACAGACCATAAGTTGCAAGCGATATACCAAGTTTTTCAGCCATTTGCGTTTGGTTCAATTCTAGTTTGTGGCGCAGTAACTTAAGTTCCTTGTGTGTCATTTTCTTTACCTTCCAAATAAATTGTTAATCCCCAGTCTTTGCGGTATTGCTTGCCCTCAAAGAAAGCTTTTAAATACTGTTGACAATCCGGCCATGTTTTAGGTGATGCCATTTGCCTATTGAACAAGCCATCGCAAAACCCATCCTGCCTTGCTGTCATACGTTTACCGTATCAATTGACCAGCCAGCCGCCACCACTTGCGGCATGGTTGCTTTCGGTGGAAAAATGCGCTTCAGTTCATTGAGGCAATCAAAGATTGAACCCGTTTTCATAGTACGGTTTTTATAACGTAAGATATACATACAATGCCCTTCCTGCAAACATGATTATTCCGAAATAAACCAAGATAATTATGACTACTATTAATTGGTTAAGCATTATTCCCCCCAAATGTTAGTGGCTTTGTTTAGGTCTTCGATATGGAATATTTCCTTGATTGCTGCCGCCCTTCGTTGGCTATTCCATACAATGCCTTCGTTACGCTGTAGTTTAACTTCCTCGCCGTAATGTTCTGATACGTGCCTAACTGGTGCATTGGCTCGACCTTGTGCATAGCCAGCAAGCATACAAAACAAGCCTAGTGTGATGATAGGGATGATGATTTTATACATGGCTATAACCTCCAACCAAGAAAGCATAGTGTTTCACCACCGCATACAGGATCGCCATTAGGGTATTTTTCAAACTGGTTGCGGTTATTATATGTACCACCATTATCATTAGGATGACTTTCTAGCGTAGGTAAGCTAATCGCTGGTAGGTCTATAGCCAAAACGCTTTCAGGCTCTCTAAAGACGAATACCAGCACAATTAGACATAGTACGGTTTTAACGAATAGCCATAGACCGTTGTTAGCTTCGTCTAACTGTTGCGCCTTGGATTGGTTGGTAATGTGGAATGATTTAGGCATGGTGTTCCCCTTTCAAATGAGTTTGATTAAAATCGCATTGGCATTAAAACACCTGTAAAGGCATCATAATTGACATTCACTAAGATAGGGTTAGTGCGTCCGGTGCTGGTGAGTTTGATGCGGGAGGTTTTTAAACCAGTCAGTAGTTTGGCAACCTTGCCAAAATCAGCCATATACGCGCAGTTAAAAGCAATATCGTTTTCCACGTTATCGGCTGGCATTGAAGGTATAACGCGCCTCCAGTCTGGAAAATTGCCATAGACAGGCTTAAAGTCAAAACTTCCAATAATTTCGATCAACTCGCCTTGTTTATCACGCATTACAGCCTGTAATGTTTGATCTGTTATCTCAATTGTTACATTCCATTTAGTTTTCTCGCTCTTAGCTAGTTTTAACGCCTTTTCGATTGCATTATTACCCAAAATAAAAGAGCTAACAGGCTGCTCTTGTTTATTAGCTGCTATTGCATGTAGCCTATGGCCATCGGTGGCAATCAGGCCGCTAGTGCCATCTGCATAGGTTTCAACGCATACGCCGTTTAGATAATAGCGTGTTTGTTCATAAGATGATGCAAATGCAACGGCTTCTAGTTCATTTGGTTTAATGGTAATCATTGTAATATCCCTTTCAAGTGGTTGGTTAGTTTGTGGCTTTGGTGATGGCTGCTAATGCTTGCGCTTTTAATGCTTCGTTGTGTCCTGCATTTTCACCGCAAGCGATAAATTCCTGCAAAGCCTCCAGCAACATCTTATTATCAGCAATCAGCTTGTCTTGTGCCTTGGCGTTCAAGATTGATTCTTCTAGGCATGAATACATAATTTTGGCTTTCTGTTTGTGGGTTATGCTACTAACTTTATTTTGTATGTGTCGTTGTCTTTTATTGGGAACCAATAGCAATCGTTGTAAACGTAAATATCCTTTCCGCTGATTGCCTTGATTGTTGCGATGGCTAGAATGTCTTTATTATAGCCAGTGTAAAAAATGATTTTATCCCCTGTATTAAACCGTGTTTCATTGTCTTTGGGCAGTTTAGCAAGATGCCTTGTGGCATCCGTACAAAGCGGTTTTTCGTCTAAATCCCAAATATCCATTGTTTACACTCCTGCCGCTGTTTGGTTATCACAAAACACAATGCCGTTATTGCCTACTTTATCACCAGCAGTCCCACGGATTGCGGCGCGTAATTCATCAATGTTTTCGATTGTGTCATCTAACTTTGCAGCAATGGTGAATTGCACCATATAAGATGCCTTGGCAATGCGGATAGAATCGCCGCAAATAATGCCTATCCGATTATCAGATTGCACCATTATCCGGCCTTCTGTTGGATTAGGATAAACAATAAAATCCTGCTCCTTACGCATACCAGTGAATTTTGCATTGAAGCTGATAGTGCCCATACAATTAGTGTGAATGTTTGTGACTTTCATATCTTTAACCCTTTCATGGTTGTTTGGTTTTAGGCGTTTAAGTATTCTTGAATTGCTTTGTATGTATGCTTGATGCCGAGGCGCTTAGAAGTCAGTTGGAAAGCAGGGCTATTAATATTAACAGCTTTGATATTGTCTAAAGCAACCTTCAAAGCTTTTTCAATTAATCCTTTTGCCGATTCCACTGGCAAATAAGGGTAAGAATCAATAAATGCTTGTGAGTATGTGGCGGCGTATGTGTCTTTGTTTGTCATGGCAGTTAATCCCCTTTCAAAGAATTGCGCTTCATTGCGCTTGTATTGTCATAATATAGAAAGCATTATTATAAGTCAATAGACATTATGATGATAAATGTAACTTTCCAGAAAAAATCGTGCAACCATTTGAATTATAAAGGCGTTTAGACTCATCTACAGCTCGAACACTGCAAAATGTTGAGAGATTACAAATGGATAAGGGTAAAACAGTGTTCGAGTCGGGGTAAAGTTACAAACCTTTTATTAGAATTTACTATACGCGGAAAACCTATACTCATCTCTAATTATGCATTATAACTATATATAACAATAACTTATTAGAGAGATGAGTTGTGTTTTGACAGTGCTTTGACAGTGTTTTGACAGTGTTCGAGTTTAACTTTGCGATAAGGTACTGAATTTGTTACAATGGCTTTATGACGTATAAAACCGTA